ACTGCCGAGTTCAATGGCCTTGGCTGACATTTCACAGAAAGTGCGGAGTTCACCAGTGCGGAAGCGGTAGGGCTTTGTGCCCTTGAGCACCACCCCGTCTGCTTCTGCCCGCTGTAGGTACATGGTGAGTTCCATGGCCCTGCTGTAGACGGCGTTGGCGTACTCCATGAGGGTCAGCACCCCGTTCTGGATAGGTGACTCCTCATGGCCCATCAGAACTTGGGTGTACTCGTCTATCTCGGCCCGCATCTCCCCAACCGTGGGGATGCCATGGTTGACCCTAAACTTTCTGACTGAGTGCGACTGCATGGTGTCCATCCGTTGCTTCCCGGCAAATATGGGAATAGGGGCACTGGTCATACGTTTTACCCGTGGCGACTTTACAGTCATCAAGCATCTCCGGTAGTTGGTCATGGTCAACGGCTTCATTCAGGGCTTCGAGGATGGTAGTGATTTCCTTCACGGTGGCTTCATCCCGATGGATCTCAAACTCCGCCCAGTTCTGGCTGATCTTGTCCTCATAGACCACGACGGCCTTGTCTAGTTCGGCAGCCATGAGGTAAGCCATAACCTGTTTCACATGGGCAGGCATCACCCCGTTCTTCTTGACACTGGCAAACTGGCTGGTGCCCTTCAACTCAAACATCCAGCCTTCAGCGTCGTTTATCCCATCCATGGACCCCGTTAGGCGTACTTCGGGAACATCGACTCGCACTTCCACCCGGCTGATGATCCCAGCATTGAGCAGCATGATCTGCCATCGCATGTGACGCCATGTGCCGTCGTTGAAGATGTTTTGGAGTATGGGGTTGTAGGCCCGCAACCCATCCACCCCGTAGTAGTCGAACACCTGACGGCGCTGGCACTGATACAACTGCGATGGATGGAAGGCGTGCGAACGGCTCCCACCCGGCTTCGCCAGCCGTTGCAGCAGGGCTGCGGTTTCCTCATCGGTCACCACCACCCCTTCATCATGGCTGGCCAACCAGCCTGTGAGTTTGGGCGTGATGCGAGATTGCTGCTTGGCAACCCGAATCATGTTCTTGAGATTAGATGGCATCAGTACCGATCCTTGAACCCATCACGAATGTAAGTCACATCCTGCTTGGCGTCCTCTTTAGCCGCTTTCAACAACCGCTCCACCACAGCGAAAGCATCTTCCAGCATCTTGACCGCTTCGGCTGGTTGCACCATGGGTGGGTATATGTGTGTTTTGCCGTTGTAGATTTGGTCAGGTTGGAGCGATCCAATGATGTACTGGGCGAGCGATGCACTCATACCCGACAGAACAAGTGCAGGTGTTGGCTCTATCTTGTACTTCTCTAGGTCTGTAAGAGCCTTATCCCGATCCACCTTGTATCTGTGGGCGTTCAATTCCGCATTTGCATTCCGAATCTCTACCTCGCCTAGCCGCTTCTTGGCTTTGGATAGTTCAGCGGGGACTGCTACTAACTGCTCGTACTTCTTTTGAGTAATCGTCGTTGTCTTTGGTGCTGTCATTTTCTTAGCCTTTCTGGATGACCCCAAAGAGGGTTATCCCGTTAGTGAACTTGACTAGGTACACAGCCTCTTTCTCTGCCATGGCTGCTTCCTTCCACACCGACAAGAGTTCTACCGCCTTGATCGTGTGGGTCTTGTTGGCATCTTTGATTTCATAAAGCGTCGTTTCATCGGATGCGTCATGCTTGATGCGTAGAGCGCCCGATGCCGGGTGAACCTTGGCACCCAGTTCCTTGGCTATGCGTTTCTCAGTCAGTCGTCCGTCCCGCTGTCTTGATCCTGTGTCCCATGGGATCGTAAGAGAGCCTTCTTTATCTTGTTCAGCCTGACCGGGTTCTCCCCCAGCATCGTGCGGAACTTTGGCAGCCCCACGACCGGGGTGTCCTCCTCGCCACTGATGTCCACCCACCATCTTCTCCCTTCATGCTTCACATGACCATCAATCAGACCTTGAGTGATGGCAAAGCCCACTTCGTCCACTTCACCATGGTGCAGGTCGAAGGTGAACAGAACGTCTTTGCTAGGGGCGGTTAGTTTGCTTTTCTCCAACGTGGCCCTGACCTTGTGGCCATGGGTGACGGTGACGTTGGCCTGCTTGCCCTCTGAGTCATAGACCTTCTGGCCTTCCTTCACCCGGCCTGCCCGCCTCAAAGCAATCCTATGGCTGGCATAGAACGGCATGGCCCTACCACCCGGCACAGTCTCAGGGTCACCGAACATCTGACCCACGTTGATGCGTGTCTGATTGATGAAGATGACAGCCGTATGCTCATTGGCTGCTGTCAACTTGCGTAGCCCCATGGACATCAGTGCTGCTAGGCGTGCTGGCTGGACTGTCTCATTAGCCAGACGCTTATTGGCTTCTGTCTGCGGCACGGTGGCAGCGATGGAGTCCCACACCAGCAGGTCGATGCCATTGCGGATGAGGACTTCCGATACATCCATGGCTTCTTCACCAGTGCTGGGCGCTTGGTAGATCAACTCGTCAGGGTCCACCCCCAGCCGTCGTGCCCATTCAGGGTCGTAGGCATGTTCTGTATCCACGATGGCACAGATACCCCCATCTGCCTGACACTCTGCAATGGTGCGTAGAGCGATGTAGGACTTGAGAGTGCTGTAGGCACCGAAGAATTCGGTGAACCTACCCCTTGGGATTCCTCCCTTTAGCAAGTAGTCGATGGGTAGCACCCCGGTCGGGATGGTCGTGACGATCAGTGATTCGTCGGACCCCAAGCGAACAGTGCCAGCACCGAGGGCTTGGTTGATTTCGGCTGCTAACTCTTTGGCGGTTGCTTTCATGGTGTAGCCCTTCTGAACATCCCTGATCCGTCTATCAAGGCTTGAAGGTCGGCTTTGGAGTCCAGCATTTTGGGGGTGATCTTGGCACCATCCGTAGGAATAATGCTGGGTACATGGTCAGGGCTACACCACCCGCACTCCGTCTTGCCATCGCTGGATGGTGGTGTGCCCTGACAATGCGGACAGTCGGGGTTCATGGTGTGAACGGCTCCCCTCGCATTATCCCGCACCCTCAGCGGCGAGCAGGGCTTCCTTCGACACGGGTATCCCTTCCTGAAGGGTGGGCCATGGCGAAGGATGTAACTCTCCTGCACAAACAGATCCCAAATAGTAACGGCGCATTCTGACCTCACCGACGATGCGGGTCAGGGAATTCTCCGGCTCGCTACTGTTGGTCACCGTGAACGTGAGCCGACCATCGTCAGTGGCATACATGGCTACGGTCCAATCGTCAAGATGAACCTGATAAGGCTCCATGGTTACACCTGCGGCGGTAGAGCATTAGCCACGGTCAGCGGGTAGATGACCCGCACTTCTGAGAGTTCCCGTATGGCATCGGTCAAAGCCACCATGTCGTCGTTCACAACATGCCACTTCTCCCCACCACTTAGAACTGCCCACCCCACACGCTCTTCTGTTGGTTCAGGATCCCATGAAGGTGCGATGGCAATTTCAGGCTGGATCTCTTCCTCTGGTGCTATGACTTCGACTTCAGCCACTTCTTCCAGCACCTCTATCAAGGGCTTCGCCGCTTTGGCTGTCTCCTTGTGCTCGCTGACCGTGAAGTAATCACGGATCAATTGCAGTTCGTCGTGGTAGCGCATATCAGCCAATCCCTTACGCAGATGACGAGTACCTGCGGCTGTGATTGCGATGGTGCGAGTGACATTACCCAGAGGAGGCGACAGGACAATGTGTCCCCTATCCCGCATCTTGCGTATCACCGAATCCTTGTCATGGCGTACCGGGCCTTTCTTCCTCTGGCCAAAGGAGTCTGGGAACAGGGTGTGCAGTTCTTCGTACAGATAGGTGCGGGCACTCCCCTTCTCACTACACACGGTCCCGCCCCACTTGTAGCAGAGTATGGCCAGCATCAACAGGCTGGGCCTGCTGAAGTTGATGGTTCTTGGTTTTCCTTGCATTTGGTTTTCTCCTTGTCTATGGGTTGACGCCGAGGCTTCGCAAAGCCCCGGCTTCTTGCAGTCGGCGCATGGTGCCAGTGAGTTGCTGGCTGGACGCCCACTTCTTGCCGCCCGTTACCGAACGGGCCGGACAGTTGGATATTAGTTCATCAATGGTGTCGAACGGTGCATGGTCTGTGACACATTCAGCAGCACTCTGGCCCACGCCTTTGATGGACATAAGCCCACGTCGAATGGCGTTCTTCTCTTTGTCCATGACCCACGACACCGCCGATACGTTCACATCTGCCGGGAGGATTCGGATGCCCATGGTTCGGGCTTCCTTGATGTACTTCTTCTCCTTCGGCGTGCCCGCTGTGGTTTCCAGCAGGGCTGTGTGGAACTCCAATGGATGGTGAACCTTCATGTAGGCCATCTGATAGCCGAACAGGGAGTAGGCCGTCGCATGAGCACGGTTGAACCCGTAGGCAGCGAAGCCTTCTACCAGTGACCAAGATTCGGCTATCTGCTCGTCATCCATGCCTGCATCTAGGCACAGGTGGTCGAACCTCTTACGGTGCTTGCGGAAGATGTTGCCCGACTTGTCTGAGTAGCCAGCAACGGCGTGCTTGCCCTTGACGGCTTGTAGGAAGTCGTTGAGTTCCTCCACCGGCATCCCAAGGTCACGCAGAATGGCCAGCACTTGTTCTTGGAACACGGGCACACCATGGGTTTCCTTGAGGTGGCGCTTGAAGATTGCGTGGGGATACTGCACTTCGCTGGGCTTCTTGCGGTTCTCTAGGTAGAGATCGGTGTAGCCATGGTCACGGGTAGCCGGTCGGTACAAGGCATTGACCAGCACTAGATCACTCACAGTCTTGACTTTGATTTCCCGGCACCCTTGCGATGCCGTGAACCCCTCCAGTTGAAACACACCAGTTTCAGCACGCCCCTTACGGAGAAAGGTCATGGTCGTCTTGTCGTCCAGCGGGATGAAACTGCGATCTGATTGACCGATGAGTTCAAGGCACCTACGCATGGTGGTGAGCGAACGCAATCCGAGCAGGTCAATCTTGATGAATCCAGCATCCTCCACATCATCCATGGTCATCTGCGTAACGACGGTGCCTGATGACGGGATCAGCATGGTTGGAATCCAATCGGCTATCTGATGGTCCTCCGCTGACACCACGAACCCCGCAGCATGGGCACCGGGTGACCGGCGCACTGGCACATCAGCCAGTTCACGCAGGAGGTTGGCGTCATCAGGACGTATCTTGTCTAGGTCGTGAAGGTTCTGGACAGCGCCCAACTGCCGAGCAAACTTGTCGCCCAACTTCTTACGCATCCCTGAGATGTATTGGACGAACAGCCCACCCCGCCCAGTCTCCTCATCATAGCCCAGTCGGTTGTAGGTGCCGATCTGAATGATGCCGAACTTGTTGGACAGGTACTCCACCACATCGTCCCGGCGCACATCTTCGATGTCCAAGTCGATGTCCGGTGGCCTGATGCGATCAGGCGTGAGGAAACGGTCAAAGGTCAAGTTCCACTGAATGGGATTGACCTGAGTGATCCCCAACAGAAAGCAGATCAGCGATCCTGCTGCTGATCCTCTTGCCATGACCAAGATGCCTTCATCTTCACACCACATGACGTACTCGTACACCAGCAGGAAGTAGTCGGCCATACCCAACTTCCGTATGGTGCTGAGTTCTTCATCCAAGCGGGCCACATACTCTGATACCCCGTCCAGCATGGCGTCTTTCAACTGTCGCTCGCAGAGCCTCTTGAGTTTGCTCATAGGATCTTTGACCAGAGCGGGCACATGGTAGGCGTAGGTGTCCAGCATGGGCAGCACCAGTTTGTGGTGGTGCAGTAGGTCGGTGTACGACTCCTGCGACGCATCCCACACTTTGGCAAGGTCATCCCTGTAGTGCTTCCTGACCCATGCTGTGCTGGCCATGTGGTAGGAGTCACCGGGGAACTCATAGTCCCCGGCATCACCTGAGTAGGCCATGTTCTTCATCATGTTGTGGAGTGGCTTGTGGGCCTTGTCGCAGTAGTGGCAGTCCTGCGTGATAATGGTTGGACGACCTACCTTTTCAGCGATCTCGTACAGCGACACCGCTAGGTCGTCATCGGTCCACCCGAAGTCCTCACCATGGTCGGTGTTGTGGTGCTGGATTTCGATGTAGGTGTGAGGGAACCAACCAGCCAGCATCTTGGTTATGCGTGTCGCTTCCTTGTCACCATGGGTGACTAACGCCTGCTGCACCCGGCCAAAGAAACAGCCTGTGAGACATGCCATGCCAACGGTCTTACCGTCGTGAGCCAACTTTGCTAGATCGGACAGACCGATGCGTGGCTTGTAGTGGTAGTTCTCCCGTAGGTGGGACTGACTGCACAACCCAACCAGAGTCTTGTAGCCCTCAGTAGTCAGGGCCAGCAGGGTGATGTGGTACCGCTTGCCATCCTTCTCGTCTAGGTCGTCTACTAGGTACGCCTCAACGCCGGGGAAGGGCAGGATGCCATGGTTGTGGCACGCTCGGTACAACTGAAAGACACCACTCATGTTGCCATGGTCGGTGATCGCCAGCCCCGGCTGCCCGAACTTCTCTGCCTTGCGGGCCATGGTGGCTATGTCTGCCATGCCGTCTAGGCATGAGAACTCACTGTGAACGTGAGTGTGAAAGAAATCGGTCATTGCTACTCCAGATCATTTGGGTCAAAAAAGGGGTGGTAGACGAACGAGTCTTGTAGTTGTTGGCGAGCGTCATGCTCCTTACCTTCACGACGCCACCGGTAACTGGCCATGGTGCGGGACTTCCCGACTTGGCGCATAGCCCAGTCCGTAATGTGCTGAGGGCACCGGACCACCGGATATCCCGATGGGCTGGTGCCCTCAAGCCACCACTGTGACTGTTCATCAGTAGGTACAACATGACGCCCACACTTACCGCATATCCACGCCCTCACCAGCATATGACTGGACAGGGGGTGCTTCTTTGGTTTCGTACTGCCTCTGGGCATCGGGTCCATCCGTCTTGCTTAGACGGTAACGCTCCTCAAACTTGCAGTCAGGGTCGTAACGATACAAGGTGCCATACTCCTTATCCCGCAAACGCAGGATGGTTGCACCCTGATCTTCCAGACCACGCAAAACGTAGCCCATGGTGCGGGGTGAGAAATTGCCCACCTTCTCCATAATGCCGGTCCACGCAATTGTTTCCTTCGTGAGCAGCATTTCGGCTACGTCATAACGCTTGGGTTCTCTGTGCTTATCGAATGGGTTGATTATGTCCATGATGTTCTCCTTTCAGGACAATAAGAATATGGACCCCTGATCCACGGGGCACCGGTATCGGTTGGCGGTACGGTGCGCCCGAGCGATGTGAAAGGCAGTAACTCACCGCTCGTTATGAGGCGTGGATCAGGGACCATACGGGGAACCCCCAAGTTCCCCTATTCCTCGTTGGCTTCGATGATGGCGTCGATCAGGTCAGGCTTCTTGATCCCGTCGTGATCGACTTCAAGTGTGTCAGCCAGCGTCCGCAGATCCCGCATGGACATGGACTGTAGTTCATCCTCATCCACGATCAGTTCGTCGTCTACTTCCTCGGCTTCATCCTCGTCATCTTCCT